TCAGGACAATGGTAAGCCCTATTGCCTTTAGATGTTGGTTTACCTTTACCTAAAACAGAATCAATTAAGAATACTAGAGCATTATTAGTCATAACTTCAATATATAAAATATATTTTTGGAGGCCTAGCCTTACTATAAAAAATCTTTAGCGAAAAATTTACCTAAAATGTTATCATTGAAATATTCAACTGGGTGTTCTAATACACCATAGTGAAATAGATATTTACATTCATAATATGTTAATAATTTTTTACTAGTAGTGATTTTTATTATTTCACGTTTAAATTCTTCGTGTTTATTTTCCTTTAATAAACCTAATATTGGTTTAGCAGAACCGTAGTAAGTTTTCCAATCAGATTCCTTTAAAACGGTTTTAGTGGCCGATTTACGCCCAGGACCTAATTGCTCTGCTAATTCTTTTTTAGTAAGTTTTTTCTTAATATTATGGTAAAGTGATTTTTTACCTATATAAGATATCCCACTTGGTATATGAGTAGTCATATAAACAAAACCAAATGTATTTTCAGGAAAATCCTCTATTTTTTCTATAACTTTATTTTCGTATAACCACATTACATATCTAAATTAATCAATATCGTTGTATCTGTTGTTGGTGAACCAGGAACAGGTTGTGCTAATTTACCTATTGCTAATAAATTCTGTTGATCATCATATAAACCTACTGTTGTAATGTAAGGTGAAAAATATGATTCTGTAACGTATCCATAAACACTACCTGATGTTCCATTTGCAATTGTACTTGGATTTAATGTAAAATTAAATTCATTTTCTCTAATAGTACATTTATATTGTTTTTCAAAAATTGTATATGAACTTGAGAATGAACAAGTAAAATTAGCTGAATTAACAAAATCAAATATTAATACTTGTATATCAGGAGCTAAACCATAAACATAAGATGTACCATAAATAGCGCTACCATAAAGTGATCCAGGATTATTATTTAATGTGGCTGATTGAGAAGCAGCCCAATTTGCAAAATATTCATTTCCTACTAAAGTTACTATACCATGAGTATATGTAATATTACCCATAACATATGAACCCGACATTAAATTACCTTGACCATCATCATAAAAAGATTGACTAGCAAAACTCATATTAAACGAACCAGGTTGAATAAATTCTCCGAATGTATTCATTGGAATAGATAATACCCCAATAGTACTACCTGTTGCTGTAGGAAAATATCTTTGATAAGTTAATGTTGATTGTAAATAATTATCATATGCTTGATTACTAGAGGAACCAATATATCTATCTCCTTCTTCATCTCTTCCTGGGATTAGGATAGGCATATTAACTGGGTCTCCGTATGAAGAGGTTAAATAATTTGAATAATATAATTGTTTTATAGAATTATAAACTAGTCTCTGGTATTGATATGGTTCTGGAACTACATCGTTTGTACCGTTTGAAAAATATTCTATATAATAAGGATAACTACTACCTGTAATTATGTAATTATAATTATTTATATAATTAGCATTTTTAGTATAAAGTTCTAGTCTAGGAGAATTCCAAGACGCAGTTATATTATATATTCCTGAGTAATATGAAGAACTAGCATTAATAGCGTTTTGGATATTAATTGCTGTATTTGCCCCACTAGAACCTGAGGAAACATATATAATATTAAAACTATTAGGGTATGGAGTACTTCCTGTTATAACAAATATTGTTTGAGCACCAGTGTAGTTACTTATAGCAAATGAACTCGAACCTACTGTAAATGCTTCACCATGAATAGAAGCAATTGAAAATGAAATTGAAGATGTAATTCCAGGAGTTACAACATCATAATTTCCAGTATATGGATCTTTACCCGGTTCAAAATCAAATTGATATATATTTTGACCTAAAAATCTATCTATAGAAGCTGTAATAAGTGAAGAACTACCTTGAAAAGTAAAATCTTTATTTACCCTAAGAGGAGTAGTAATTACATCTGATGTTAAAAATTGCTTGTAAGCACCCATGATTATTAATAAATGAACTAAATAATACTTCACCTGTACTACCTGAGATAAAACTTGGGTTTTCTGAATAGTTAAATTCTGCGTTTCTTGCTCTTACGAATATATAATCTGATGAAATTGTCTCTTGGCTATTTGCTGTAAAATTACCTCCTAAATTTAAAGCATTAAATAAAAGTTGATAATTATCTCCATCCGAGTTATTAGTTCTATTAGCATTTAACCCAATTGAGGAACTAATAGCTGCAGGATGTAATAAAAGAGTTCCAATATCAGGTAAAAACCAACCATATGAACCACTAGCATTACTATACCCATATGGATTAACACCTTGGGTATATACTGAGCCCGCTGATCCACTTACTAATTGAAATACTCTACCAGCTTCATTAAAGGTAATTGATGAAACAATATTACTATCATCTGTTAAAGATAATCTACCTCCACTTCCTGATAGCATTAATGTCATTGTACCAGGTAATAAAGATTCTTTATAGTGATTTCTATCAACTGATATTACCCAAAAATTATCTGAGGTTGTTCCTCCAAAAACAAAATTAGCATTTTCATCTCCTAAAACTAAAGTTCTATATTGACCATATGTAGTTTTAGTAGGAGAAGATCCGGTTACAGATGGATTATAATATATACTTCCACTGCCTAATTTATCACCATAAGATATAGCGAATTGAACTTCAGCTGAGGCATTTCCGGAGGCAGTTTGATAAACATTTAGATAAAATAATCCAGATGATCCTAATTCTTGAATTGATGAAGAATAAAATTTAGTTAATGTTGGGGATCCTGCTGACCATAATGGAGCAGTTACTGAGTCAGAACTTACAACGAAATCTTCAGGTGCTAAACGATTAAATGACATATTTTTATATTAGTTTATTTTTAGGATATTTTAGTTACAGTAATAGGAATTGTTAAGCGAGCTCCACTATCTCTACCTTCAACTGTTAATGTTGCTTGTAATTGATTATTAGTTCCAAATAATGTATTAACAGTAGTTGCTCTTAAGTTAATTGTAGTACCTACAACAGTTTTGGAAACATTTATTCCTAATGTAGTAGTACTATTTAAAGCTTGAGCAGATGGTGTATTAATACCTACTCCTTCAAATGTATTCATTAAACGAACATCAGAAATAGTTGCTGTGTAACCAGCTGTTTCAAATGTATTTCCACCGAAATAATTTAATGTTTGAGGTGTAATAGCAAGTGAAGCACCTTGTTTAATAACAATAGCAGAATAACCTAAATCTAGAATAGGCATTTTAGCTGTACCACGAGGAAGTGTAACTAATTTATATTTCATAATTTGTGTTTCCTGAGGGAATGCTTCTAACAGTGGCATATTTTGAATTGCTTCACCATAATATGTTGATCCAGATGGATGATTAGGATTATATAATGTATAATCAATTTCATCATCTGCCAAAGCAAATTGAGTAATTCTGAATGAACCATCATTTTTTGATAGAAGTTGTCTTCCTTTTGTTGTTAAAATCGCGTCTACTGTTACAACCGCGTTATTTAAATATCCCATTTGTTATTAAGTATTTTGTTATAAATATTGTTAAATTATATTTTTTATTAAACAGATTTAAAGAATCCAACAGATTGAGCTATTGACAATAAGTTATTCTTATATTCAGGATTAAAATTATCTGGTACTAATAGTCCTTGAAGAGGAAAATCTTCTGATGTTGGTAATAAAGACGTAGGAGAGGATGGGGGTTGAGTTGGAATTACTAACATACTTGTTTCATTAGGATATAACATATTATAACGTCGACCATAATAATAATTTAATACTGGGGTTACATCAGTAAGAGGATTAGCAGGTGAATAACCAGCAATTAAAGTATTAAATGGTAAAAATGATCCTGTAGTTGAAAGACCTCCTCCTGGTGGTGCAGCAGGGCCTGTAAACATAATAATATTTCCTGGAGTATTATCAGGAAAAATAGATTGGATAAAAGGAATATTACTTGTTAAAGGATTAGGTAAATTTAATGGTGAAACATCAGTTGATATTCCAGTAAATAAATCATAAGTACCACTATATATAGACCCAGACGATGATTGATTATTTATAGCAGATAAATTAATTACATCTCCATTAATACTTATTAAACTAACTAAACTTATATAGTAACATACTTTAGGAACTTTATTCGCTGGATCAGAAATATAATATACTGTAGGTTCGATATAATTAAAATAAGCAAACCAATTACAATATGAAGCAGCATTAAATAAACTATTACCACTACCTGATACTAGGGTAGTTGTTTGAGAATTATTTGCACCTAATATTTCTGATAATTCTTTTTGGGAAAAACCATCAACAAATGGTTTATTAAAATCTGGGCTTGTTGTTCTTACTCCTTGGTATCTTGGTAATATACTAGCATTAACTTTAAATAAGTAATCATTTACTTCTGCTTGTTGAGCTGTTCCACTTATGATTTGTTGTAAATTTGAAGGGATTATCCCTCCATTATCATATAGCACTTCTTGAACTAGATTACTAGTATCATTTTCATTATAATTATTCATTAATACATCACAATCTGTGTTATAGAATGCCGCTGGTAAATATGGTTCAAATATAAATGAACTAGTTACGGATTGAGGAGGAACAGATTGAGTAATATTCCAAGTAAAATTATTAATAGAAGCAGACGCATTAGGAGTAACTATAAAACGAGTTACACCAAATTGCCAACCAAAAACATTACTAAATTGGGAAGCAATTGGAGTTAATGCACTACCACTATTATTTAAATAATCTGTAGAAATAGATGAACTCGCTGGAGCTAATATTCCTATTTTATAATCATTAGCTGTTACAGTATATTGGAATTCAAAAATTCCACTAGATTGAGATGGTATTACTCCTATAATTGATGAAGTTTGAATTAAATCAATAGATGAATTATTACCTTGACGAGTAGCAACTACATATACATCACTTCCCCAAGAAGGTCCATAAATACCATTTTGATAATCTTCACAATATTGAACTTGTGAAGGTGTTAAATCACCAGATGTATAATCAGGAGCAGGAGATGGTATTTCTACTAATATATTAAAACTTACACCAGTATCACTAGGGTGAGACCAAACATCTGAACTTGCACTCCAATAAGTTAATAAACAATCTAATCCCTCTTTTTCTGGGGAACTGTATGGTTCATAAAGCCATACTCCTACATCTGTGGGAAAATCATAAAAATAAGGATAATCATTAATAGCAAATCCTGTGATACCTTTATTAATAAAAGAAGGATAATCATTTATTGGTGGTGATACTTGTTGATAATCTCTTCTAAATTGATTAGGTCCTGTTCGAGCCCAAGATTTATATGGTAAAGGAAGATTATCAAACATTGTAGTAAATCCCCCTCTATCACCATCACTTCCGGTTGGTGGATTATCAAAATTTTGATTACTCCATATAGGTAAAGGATATGTTTTTATAAAAGCATCTATTTCAAAAGCATAATCTTGAATAGGTAATAAACTACTACCTGTTATAGTTAAAACATGGTTTCCAGCTCCATAATAGACCCAATTAGAAGGATTAATAAAATAATCAGGATCAAAATTTGGATATGATCCTACGCCTACAGTATTAGGAACATTACCAACTGCTATAGCAGTAGACGGTTCCCACTCTTGTATAGCCCATGAAAATGTAACAGGATAATTTAAAGTAAGATCTAAAGAAGCAGTAAATTGAATAGGAATATTAGGAGACATTGGAAAATAATATCGTTCCTCAAATGAATTCCATCCATTAGCTGAATCAGTTGTAACATTCCATTGTCCATTTCCAAATGTAAAATAGTATTCTATTCCTTCAATACTTGAAGTAAGTTCAGGAACACTTGAAGTAGCTTCAAAAGTATAATCTAAATAATTTGTATCTATAAAAGGTATAGTAATTACATTAGATATAAAATCAAAACTAAAATAATTACTAAGACTATTTCTACTTTGAATAGGTAATTCAACTTCTACAGATCCACCATCATACCATATAATTTTATTATTAATACCTAATGTTGAAAATGTAAAACCAAGATCATTTCCATCTTTATCAATTCTAGCTATTTTAGCAGATTTTACATTTGCAGTAGTTGGACTTAGTATATCATAAAATATATACATTTCTCCATCTTTTGGAATAGTATTACTATAATTGTATACTGGAAGGTATGTTGAAGAAGAATAAAAGAATATACTATATTTAAAAGAATCCGCGTTTGGAGTTAGAAATTGTTGGCAATATTCATCTGTTAAATTTCCATCACTTACAATATAAGGATTAGAACCACTAAATTCTCCATTAAAAAATTCATCCATTGTATTATGAACAAAATTAATATATCCTAAAGTACTAGGAACAGAACCAGACCACGATTGAGTAATATTTACTACTAAATCTGTTGTGTAATTAGAAGCAGAATTTGTAGATGTTAGATTTCTAAGAGGAAAATTAGGCCATACTCCAGCTTGACTACCAGTTATAGATTCTATTGGGAATGATTGTTCATCAGTAGAGGCTACATATGTTGTTTGTCCATATGATTGAGTAACAATACTATTAATAGAGGATGTTATTGTTATATTTTGTAACGACATTAGTAAGGTATATTAAATGTTTGTGATGTTGGATCTCCCACAAAAGCAATTTGAGTACGAGAATTAACTCTAGGTTGAGGATATTTATATCTTTCTAGTAATGTTGGTTTAATTACTATACCGGATGCTAATCCTGCTCTTGATGGTGTAAAATCTTTAATCATTTTAAATAATGAGTTATCATAAAATTTTATAAGTCTTATATAATCATTTAAATCATAATTATGAGTATATTTAGAGAAATAATAATCTCTTAACTTGTTAAAATCAGGATAATAATTCGATGAACTTAATATTAATTGTCTTGGATCTCCAATATATGAACCTATATTGAAATATCCAAGTTGAGCTATAATATCATCATTAACTTCATCTTGAGGTGAAAAAGCAGCTTCAAGATAATTTACATCTTTAGTGAATGTTTCATTAGATGGAGAATTTTGTTGAATTGAAATATATTGAGATAAGGTACTACCTGAAGGTAGAACCATATTGACTATTCTAATTTTTTCAGATACAGAATTTTTAATACCAGCTACAAATTGGTTTTGGTATAATATTTCAGTATTAGGTTCAAAAGTAAATGTCCCAAATAATCTATACGTATTAGTTGTGCCAAAAGAAGATGTAGGAGGAATTTGTGATACTGATGGATGGACTGATTGTTTTGTAGTTGGTGTTAAATTGTTATCTAGTAATGTACCTAATGGTGCTCTAAAAAATAATTGATTAAAAGCATCATTTGCTCCTTCTATAGAATTTCCTTCAATAGAATAAGGATTCATTACATAATCATCAAATTTTTTCTCTTCTAATATATCATGATAAAATCTTAATTCTTGATATGAACCTGAGAATGGAGTGTAAGTATTTCCACTAATAGTTAGATTAGTATCATTGCTTAAACGAAAAGCTTTAGTTACACCTCCCACCCATATTCCACTAGTATTAATACTACTAGATGCTTGAAATCCTAATTGACTACCATCATAACCATCATATATGTTATTTTTAGCATATAATGTAATAGGAGTATTAACAGAACCTGTGTCTTGATTTATTAAAATTGACCACCATCCTCCATCAAAAAACGGTAGATATACACTAGCTGAATTTAAAGAAGCTGAGTCTATATATTTTAAGGTAGCATATTGGTTATAGTTATTTGGGATAGAGCCACTATATGAACCAGAAGTATATCCACTTCCTGTGTATTCTAATACTATTTCAAATGAACTTGAAATTCTAGCTATAGATTGACTATATTCTGTAGAATTAGGAATCCCAAATGTTTTAAATCTAAATTCAATACTATTTAAATCTTTAGTACCATCAAAATATGATATTGATAAAGGTACATTTACATACCCAGTTCCAGGAGAAGTAAAAGCATAATTAAATTGATCTACAAAATTATCCCACGATTGATTCTCATATGATTTACCTCCAAACTCATTTATACGTAAAACAGTATCAGGAATACCATAAACATTTACTAACATTCTTAAACCTTCTGCTGTTCCTTTTTTCTTAAGTAACATAGGAAGATTATGATATATACGTTTATAAATTTCTTTATTAATATCATCTACTGGTTCTATTGAAGCAGTTGAAGATGCTGTTACATAAGTATTTACATATTCATATCCTGTAAGTGTGGGTAAAGAACTTGTAGTATAAGGTAAATTATATAAATCACCTGTTGTAGTTATACCTAATAAAGCTGAGTATAGATCATTTGTAGAAAAATTATTTTGGTATATTTTAATTCCTAAATCACGAATAGCTTGGGCTACTATATCTTTAGAAATACCATAATTTAATCTATTATCAGCATCAAATTTATTAGTAATATCTTTTAAATAAACCCAAACATTATCAAAATTTTGTCCAAGCATTTGAACAAATAATTGATATTGATCATTATCAGAGTCCTCTAATAAATAATTTGGAATAGCATATATTAAAGCATCTTTATTTTCAGAATCATAATATGAGGCTGTAAATAATTGAGAATTAATCCAACTTATAGATGTAGGATCATTTATAGGAGCATTTATATACGGATAAATAGAGTTAGTTTTAGGCCAAGCTGTACTTCCAGATTCATAATAAAGATAATATTCATAACCATCAAAATTAGTTATAATATCATTTATTTTATTTTGATATATAAATTGACTTCCTGAGGTAAAATTATTTAATGGTAAACCACTATTTGATAAACTAGCACTATGTGAATATTCTTCAATTAAAGCTAATTTATAATAAAAATTTTCTAAACGAGTTTGAGCAGATGAAAAATGAACAAACTCAGAATAATCAGAATAATCTATATTAATTTCAATTCCCTTTTCAGCTAATAAACTATTAATTTGGTATAATAAACTACCTGATCCTAATGTTGAGTAATTTTGAAGTAAAGAATTTTGATTATAATATGGTGTTGAATTATTAATTTGATCTTGAATATCTAAATTAAAATTAGGACCTAAAATATAATTATATTGATCTTCAACATTAAAAATTGTAGTTAATTCTATTTGATATGCTTGAGATTCTGCTATTTGTTCTACAACCCAACATTGAGAATTAAATGTAAATTCTTGAGGTAAAGGTTCGTATAATTTAATTAATACTGTAGGATCATTAGAATTAGAATTATCTAATAAAATATTATTGGCAATTATTAATTTATTACCTCCAAAATTTAAATAAAAATCTAAATATGAACCTGTTGAATTAGTAATTTGATTAGTTAATTCATTAGTTAATGTAATTACATCAATATTAGAAATTTGAGTAGTATTTAATCTTAACTCTGTTCTATCAGCACTTATATCTTGTATATAAAAAGTACTAAATGGAGATGATGATAATTTTCCTTTTAAAAAATTATAAACAGTATAATATTGGCCTTCTGTAAATCCTTCATTTTCTAAATTAGTTTGAGGATCAATATTAACTAAATTATCTCTAAGTTGATAGTCTGGGTAGTTATTATTTTCAAAAAGAAGATCATTATTTAAATCATAAATAAAATATTCAATATAATCTACAGTTGAATCAAAAACTATATCTTGTTGAGTAAAATTAGATATAAGATTTTCATCCTCACTAGAATAATTTTGTAGTTGAAGATTATCGGGATTTATATTTTGTATATTAACTATTTTATCCATTATTATCTAAGTTTATTCGCTATAAAAGATCAACATTTACCTATTCCTCCAGTTATTTAATAGTGTATTATTTGGAGCGGCTTGTTGAAGCTGCTGGAGAGGTGTTGGAGGAGGTGTATTAGTTTGCTGTGTTGAAGTTTGATTTATTGAAGTATCAATTGTTGGAACATTAATATTAGGTATAATTTCATTTGATACGTTCTGAGTTAAAGAATTAACTGATTGTAATTCGATTATTTGTCTATTAAGTTCTAAATTTTGTTGTTGTAAAATATTAATTTCATCTATTAAAGCTTGAATATCATTATTAACTAAATCAGCATTAATATACTCTGAGCTAGTTTTAACTAAATATTCATGAGAATTAGTTTCTCCTTCTTTTGGGATTTGGAAAAATATTTGATTATAATTTTGAAAAAATTCAGAAACAGATATTGTAGGTACTGGAGTAATTGATGATGGAGTAGTATTAGCTAATTGAGTAAAATTAGTATCAATAACTCTTTCATATTGGTCTTTAGCATATACTTTTTTATTTAAATTAATTTGATCCATCACCCATTAATTACTTTAAAATAATAATTATTATCTACAATTATAGTTTGTCCATCATAAATAGTTTTAATTACAACTTTATAATATCTTTCTGGTTCTAATCCATTCATATAAAGTTTAAAATAACTACTTACAGTATCTTGACTTAATTTAGTATATGTAGTATCAAAATCTATAACATATTCATTAGTATATAAATCTTGAATTGCATAATATGATTCTTCAGGTAAATAATAATTTTTAGTATAAAATGAAGAAGTAGCCCATACTCGAGCAGGATATTCAGGTGTTGAGTATACTCTAAATTTATTTACACTATCTGGGTAAAAAGTACCTGGGTTTTCATTTAAACTAATAGTAAATGGTTGTGTATCAATAGTTGTTATACCTGATGATCCAGTATTAATAATACAATCATCCCATTTAAATTCTAAACATGGAGGATAAATTGTATGAGTATCAATAGAATAATAAGTTATTTTAGGTTGATTATTAATATTATTTACAAATTCATCTTTTTGTTTAATAATAAACCCATCATTATTATAAGATCCACTATACCAATCATTCACTATATTAGTAACATTTATATTAAGATCTTTATCATCATAAAATCCAAATGTTTGAGATCCAGTTGGAGTTATATACCAAGTACCACCGCCTACTGTTACTGATGATGTATAAGAACCTGTTGTTCCAGGATTAAAATTACCATCAGTCCATAATGTTCCATCTTTATAATCTTTAAAATTCCAACTAGCTCCGTTAGTTACTTCAGGTATATAAGCAAATCTTCCAGTCCCCATAACCCATGATTGAGAAATAGGATATACTTCTATAGTAGTATCTTGAATTAAACCACTAACATCAGCTATAAAACATCTTAAATTAGATTGCCATTGTAATCCAGATATTTTATTATTAATAATATCATTTATTTCGTTACTAGAAAATTGAATTAATACTCTATTAGCTTGAGGACTAGGATCTAAGTCTAAATTTAAACTAGTAGATATATCTAATATTTCATCTAACCCTGTATTTTTATCAGGATAAAATGAATATATTGTTGTGTCTTGAGTTGGAAATATTTTATATACAGCCATGGTTTATTTTTATAATGGTACTACTCTACCTTGAATATCAGCATTTGGATATTTTACTTCAAATATCATAGGATCTATAGATGGATAAACAACATTATTTCTTGTAGCTCCAGATATATCATAAGCAAAATCTGAGTATCCTAGATTTGATCCTACTAAATTGTAAATATCTATATTTTTAACTGTTTGAACTCCTTCTACTCTATCTAATAAAACATAAATATCTCTTAATATTATAGGTTGATTGATTTGCCAATTACTTATTCTAAAATAAGATTGTAAAACAGAAATACAATTAGTTAATACTTGATTATTATTATAATTAGGTAATACTATAATATCAAAATTTACTCCAATATTAATAATAAAAGCATCTTTAATATTAATAGCATCATTTATCATTCTGTATTGGGAAAGATAAGTTATTAAATTTTGTTTTAAAGCAAACGAAGCATAGTTTAATTTCTTATTAATGTCGTATGTTAAAATATATAAATCTAATATTCCAAGAGATTCTCCAGGTAATATACTTTGTAACTTTGTTGGTTCAATATATCCTTTAGATATTTCTCCATATCTAGCAGGCATACTTAATGCTCTAACTAAATAATCATCTTGGGTAACATTTCGTTGTTGTGATGCAAAATTAGCTGAGGAATTTTGTCTTATTTCTTCAATTGAATCTCCATCACCTCCTCCACTTGCTGCTTCTGGGTTTGTAACGGTTAATGAAGTATAAATTGAATTTGCTAAAGCTGTATTAGCTATATTAGGATTTAAAAAATTAACATTTCCAGATATTCCATTTAAAGAATTAGCACTAATATTAGCTGTGGCTCCACCTCCAGTTAAATATCTAAATGTTAAAGTAGTATTTGAAGGAGCAATTCCATATGTTTTTGTATATAAGAAATTTGAAGGAGAATAAGCTGTTGTTAATTTATCTTGTTCAAATGGTAAACCAATACCTACATTATCTGGATTAGGTATTATAACTTCATCTGAGTCTGCTACTGTACCTGCACCAAATTGAATTTGCATAGTAGTAGAATTTTTTAAACGAGTAGTAAATCTACGTTGTACTTTTTTAAGTTTTAATAAATAAGGAGTATCTCCTGATTGTTGGGATAAATTAGGATCATTAGTATTAGTATTTTTAATACTATCATAAATCATTTCTTGACCTAAATAATCTACTTCATACCATTGATTTCCTTGAGAATCAAAACAATCTAATATTCCTATTAAACTATTAGAATTTATTTCTACTGTTGCAAATTTTTCAGGAGAATTAAATGGAAAGGATATTGAATTTATAGTTGCAGATATTGCTTTTCTTGTCTTTTTTAATAAAAATGAATTAGGTGTATTTCCAGGATTTAATACTTCATATACTGTAATTTCTGTTGGATCGCCTGAGCTTGAAACTGTAAAATCTACCGGATCACTAACTAAAAAAGAATTAGATCCATTATTAGCAACAGTTGAGTTAGGTCCAATATATAAAGCATAATCAAAATCAGGAACATAAGAACCACCAGATAGTTTAGCAGGTACTTTTTGATAAAAGTTTACATTAGTAATTGCTACACCAGTTACATTTGGTTTATAACCAAACATATATGCTAATTCAAATAAATTATTTGATTGACGAGCAAATTGTAAATAATTTTCTTGAACTTGATTATCTAAATAAAATGATAAAACATCACCTACATAAGCAGCCATTTCAATAAACATCATTCCTGGTGATGCTGGGCTAAAGTCATTGTATGTAGTTGGAAAATAGGTTCTAGCATAGTCTATTAAACTTGCTCTATATTCACTAAAATCTTTATTTATGTATTTTATATTTTTATTTACAGCCATTATTGTATAAATGTTATTTGTGCTTGATCAGTTAAATCAGTATTTAATATAGTATAAGTAAATTTAACAGTTAATTCATTATAATCAGGATTTTCTAATATATCTAAAGTATCTAATCTTATGATAGGAAAATATATACTAATTAAATTTTGAATATTATCTTTTAAATTTTCAGTATTATTAGATGTTATTTGTTCGAATAAGTAAGCTCTTATATTAGCTCCGAATCCATTATTTAAATATCTTTCTTTTTGATTAGTTAATAAAAAGTTAATTAAATTATTTCTGATAGCATCTTTAGTTGTATATGTTGAAAAAAATACACCAGGAGCATTAAAAGGAATAGATATTCCAACCGCTGTTCCAGGTTTAGTATCTATAGGAAATATTTTTTTAGCTCCAAATGCCATTATTTACCTCCAATTAACCCCATTATTTGATCTAAACCTAATTGACCACTAGGTAAAGCACTACCTTCAGCTATAGTATTTACAGCACTATTTACTTTAAATTCACCTGCAAATTCTGATTTAGGACCTTGAGTTAATAAGCTTTTAAATCATTTGAATCAATAATTAGTTTAATTTCATTAATTAAGGTTTGAGTATCTGTGGAGAATGTTAAAGGAGTTGATAATAAAATTATGCCTTCTTTATTTTTAGCAACTGCTTTTCTTCTATTAACTGTAAAAGAGTATGGTTCTTCTACTATTTCTAATGTAAATCCCTTATAAGTTTGAGTATTATTAATATTATTATTAATTTCATTATTTACTTTTTCTAAATCTAATAATGTAGGAGATAATGGAACTAATAAAGCATCTGGGGCACATTGTTGTAAATATTTATCTATTGAATTTAACATAGATATTATTTTTAATAAAACAACATTAATAGTAGCTAAAGCTAAAGTAACTGATGCTAAAGTAGCTGTTAATTTAACCAATCTATTAGTTGCTTCTTCTTGAGCATCTTTTAAATCGTTTAATCCAGTAGCAACAGATCCTGGGACTCCTGGAGGTGCAGGGATGAATTTACTTGCTATTGAAATAGCTAATCTAGAATTTTTAAGAGTAGCTACTAAAGTAGTTACTACTCCAGCTATTAAACTTATACCTGCTAAAATTTTTGTAAAAGTATCAATAATTTTAACTATTCGGTTTAATTTTTCTACTATACTATTTCTTTTTAAGATTATACTGTCAAGTTCAGGTTTAGTTAAACATGTTTTAGGAATTTTAGGTTTAAGGGTTCCTATAGATTTAATTCCAATTTGGGTAGCTAAAGCTACAAGCATAGGAATTAAAATTCTTTTTAGTTCACTACGTTTTTTATTTAATACTATAGCTAATTTTTCTGAGCCTTGAGGTTGTAAATCTGTAGGTGTATTTTTTAAAGTTACTTCAGGATTAACTTGAGAAGTATTTGTTACAGTTTGTTGTTCTGAACTTTTATCTGATTCTTGTTGTGTTTGGCTATTTACTTGCTGGGGAGTAGGATTTATAGCATTTGGATCTGGTGCTATATATGATTCTACTACTGTAGCTTTATTATTAGAATTATCAGCCATTTTTAGTTATTTTAATTTGTTTAGGTATATAAACCTTACATTTTATTTTAACATAAGCTTCACGATATGGTTTAGTTATCGTTCCTTTTAAATCAGATACTCTTCTTTCTAAATATTCTATAGAACGATTTCCAGGTGCATCTGTAATTGTTACTCTACCACTACCATTTAAATATTTATCTCTAACTTCTTTTAAAGCTTTACTTGTAGCTTCAAATTCAGCTTGAGCAAGTACTATAGATGAATCTGTAGCTCTAAAAGAATTTGGATCGGATGTGTATGATCCTTCTGCTATTACATTTTCAACTACTTGAGAGGAAATAGATTCTATTTTTGTATTAACACCTTCCTCAATTATAAAATTTGATTTAACATTATCATATTTACTAATATAATCAGTATATGCAGTATTTATAAGACTTTGAGCTTGAAATGATAAATTTGATTCAGTTAAAGGATCATTTATATTATTACGTTTTATATTACAAAATTCTATTGCCTCTTCATAATAAATAAGAGTATTAGAACTAGGAGTTTTATTTATTACAATATTTGATAAAAATCCTAAAACAGCATTATAATAATCAGTTGTTCCAGGTTTTATATAATCAGCACTATTATATAATTCAGTTGCTGCATTTAATAATTTTTCATCAGTAACATTTGAAAATATAGGAGAGACATAAAATATATCACCATTTTTATCAAAAAAAACAGCTTGTTTTCTAACCCCATCTTGATATATTTTAATAGTAGTTCCATCACTTAATTTATTATAAGATCCAGTAGGACTACCTATTACTTCTATTTCCTCATCCATTATACTGTATAATTTCTTTTAGAGGTTAAATTACAATCATTAAGACCAGAATCACTGCCTAATGCTTTGCTTAAATTAATTAGATCATCTAATACATCCTGAGCCGCACTGTTTATAGTAGGTAATGTAGAGACTACAGTAGGTACACATGGACTAGTAGTAGCGGTAGATGCTATTGTCATAAATGTTGTTAATGATTTAACTAAATCTTTAAGTAAATTTACAGTTTGAATACCTAACATTAGCGGTTCTTCAGCTTGGTATTTTCCTAAATATATTTTATCAGCTTGAACTGATAATTCTGGTGAATCAATATTTACTGATGTTAAAGAATTTAGGTTAATAGATTTAGCAGATGTTAGTAAAATATGATCATTATATGAATTAAATACTAATCTACCTGATGATAATAATATTTGAGCCCCGGCAAATTTACTAGGAGTAGAGGGAGCACTGTCTTTAGAATAACTAACATAACTAGTGCTAGATGCATTTAGTGGTACATTTTGAGTACTAGTTAAATAAATTGATGAATTATCATTATTTACATTTTCTACTGTAGGGATCCAACCTTCATTGGTTTGTGATCCTTGACCATTTCTTATTATAGAAATAGGATCTCCATCTTTACCTGTACTAGACCAATTATTTGGAGTTTTCATTACAGTACTACCTAAACGAATTGAATTACCCCATCTACCTTCATATATAACATCTCCTTCAAAAGGTAATATTGGATGAATATTAGCCCTTTCTTTAAAAGTTTTACCTAAATTTATTTCAGTTGAATTATCAGTAACTCGTCTTACACTTCCAGCTTCAGTTTGTTGATAATCTTTTTGCTGTTCAGGAGGTAATTTATTAGCTAATAATGGATATCCATTATGATGGGGATGATTCCATAATCCTACAATATTAATATAATATTTTTTACTAGATGTATTTCTTTTACCTATATCTGTATCCGGGAGGCTAATTATATATACTACTTCATTTAGTAATGGATAATTTTTATTACTAGGATTAAGAGGATAAGCTATGTTACGAACTATAGTATTTAAATTTGGAGAGGTAATTTCTTCATATTCTATAGCTCCTAAAGCATTCCATCCCCCTAATTGTTCAAATCTTGGATGATTTTCATCTAAAACAATACTTTTAACCCTAACAGCGATTATAAGATTATTTAAACTATTAATATCAAGAGATGTAGCATTACCACTAAGTAATCTAGAGTTTAAATTTTTATTTACACTACTAAATCCGTAATTAGCCATTTTTATTATCTAAATTTTCTTGAATTTTATTTATTTCACCTAACAATTGTGCTTTTTCTTCATCAGAAATCAATAATGCACCTTCACCACCTCCACTACTATTATCATTTGCTATACAACGCTGGATGATAGTAGCCATTTTAATAAGTTGTTCATCATTTTTAACACCTAATTCTAGATATTCTTTAATTAACGGAACAACTAAGGTAGCATCCCCAATATCATCAATTAAAGGTTTTAACTCCTCAATTAATGTAGATATTTGTCTTTCTTTTTTCTTTTGGTTTTGATAAATTTCTTGGAATAAATCTTTTAATTTTTTATCACCAAAAATATCAGAATCTAAACTACTCATAATATTTTATTTATTATAAATACTAAAAATTAAAATTTTATATATCCATTCTCTAAATAGAAAACATAACTATTTTTATAAATATCATATAGTTTATCAGCTATTTTAGTAATTTTAGGAGTTTTAGCATCTACCATTTCTCTTATATAGATATATAATGCTTTTTTATTGAATACTTCTAAGTCATCTCGTTTTCTAAATAATTCAAGTACAGCATCAGCTATTTTAGCGTCATTTTCTTTAGGAAATAATTTATATATATTTGTAGTACAATAATCAACATATAAATCTGTAAATAGAGATATTTTATCATTATGTCCTAGTTTATCACTTGGTGAATTATTCTCTTCAATAACATATGTATGTCCATTATCTTCCTCTAAGATAGAGGCAGGTACTGAGTTGACACGTTTTTTATAGTTTTTTTCGTTATATAAAATTAACCAACGTTTAACAATAGTCCCAAAATACGAATATGCTTTAGCACCTTTAGATGGGTCAAATAAATGCATTTTACTAAGTAGGAATGTAATAATTTCGTGTTGTAAATCCTCAATATTCTCTACCTCAGTATAATAAAATTTAAATGTATGAATAATATTTTGAGTAAGTTTAAAAAAAGCATAATGGATTTTATCATTATAAATTCTACTACGTTCTTCTGGGTCAATACATAAATTATATGCTACAATAGCATCTTCGGTGTCTTGGGTAAAATAGTTTTTGCTCATTAATTAACTTTGAAATTATTAAGTTGATCTTGAATTTCTTTAAGTGTTATAAAAAAGAATCCTACTTCATCATCACTCTCGAATGAACCTTTTCTATCAACTTCTTTTAAACGTTTATCTGAATCTTTAATCGTATTAGATAAATTGACCATATACCTCTCGTATGTGGTAATTATATCTTCACATTTTTCATTTTTCTTTAATAAATTATAATTAGTATATGATAATAAAATCACTAATACTGATAATATTGAAATAACAATTGCCATATTTTTTTAGTATAAGAAAAGGCTGTAACCATAAGATTACAACCTTTATTTATTTTGTTTTTTATTAGTCGTTAAAAAAATCCTGCATTACGTTTTTTAAACCTTCGCTTTTAATATTACCTAATGCTTTGGTTTTAATGTTAGTTTTTTTATCTGATTTCAATGTACTGCCCTTTCCTTTATTTTCCAAATTTTCTCCATATAGTTTTGGAAACCATTCACGCTCAAATTCAATACGCGCAGCCATCAAGTCAGCCTGGTGGATTATAAAGATTAATGAAGTACGAGGTTTAGTTTCTGGCATGTAAGACATTAAATATGGCTTATTAGCATCATCGTATAAACCATCGTGCAATTTGATAGCTAACATTTCATTTTTAGTATATGAAATACCATGCTGAGTAAGTAAATATAAACCACGATCTGGAACTGACATAAATTCAAGTTTATCATTAAATTTATAATCTTCACCCAATTTATCCTTACGCCATTGATCTGTCTGAGGGATATATGCTTCATTTTGCTCATCACCCATTTTACCTAAGTCATGATTCATAGCTGAGAATACTAATTCTTCTGTAGTGTAATTTTTATATACACCAAACTCAAACCAGATTTGATTAAATTTAAGAGCAGCCTGAATAACACGATTAACGTGTTCAATATACCCTCCAGGAAAAGCGTTATGATATTCTTTTTTATGAGCGGCAGGCATAAGTGCTATACGTTCCGCATATTTTTCATAAAACGCCTTTAAAGCGTTTTTACGTGGTTCTGAGATGTAAGTATCAATATAACCAATGAACTCATCCCAATTAGATTTGATTTGTTCTTCTGTTAATTTCATAACTATCTTGCTGATGTATTAAGTTCATCTCCTACAATAGGTTCCGAATCAATATATGTTCTTAATTGATCAATTTGTTCATTCATATCTTCTAATGTATTATTAAAAGATTGTTCATCACCTCTTCTAAGGTATGAAATTAATTTCTTTAAAGAAGAATCGATTTGATCGACTTTTCTAAGAGATGCTTCTCTATTTCTCATAGTTTTATATTTATATAGTTTATTTCTTACCCCCGTTCGTTCATTTATTCCCTTTCTCTCATATCCATCTTTTTCTTGAAACCCGTATTAAAAATATACGTACAAGAATTTTGGAGGCCAAGTTATTTTAAAAACTCTTCAATTGTTGTTTCAATATTCTTCAAAAGAGCACATTTTTCATACTCTTCATGCAATTCAAAAAATTGTATACTGATTTGTAGGTTATACACAAAGTCCCTACTTGCCTTGTTTTTAAGGCATTCCACATGAAAATTTTTTTCCAAATCAATACTCTTGATATAATCCCAAGCTTTCCTAAACATTAATTCCTCTCCAGCTTTTTCCAATTCATCAATGTTTACATCGGGGGAAATATTTTTAAAAGTTTTAACAGTGTATTGAGTGAAAAATAAATGGTTATCAATAATTTTATTAAACCCACTAATCCAGAACAAAGGATGCTCGGAAAAATCCATCAAAAGCGATGTCTCATCATCGTTTTGGAAATTCTCCGAGTTAAAAGCATCAAAAATATTTTTAATATTCATAATAAAGCACGATAAAAGCCTCGCATATAAATACGAGGCCAGTTTATCTAATTACTTAAATAATTTTTTCATTTTGTTTTTTTAAAGGGTTAATAATATGTTAATATAATATAAATATCTAAGGACTCCAAATATTACCATGAAGCCCTCAACACTACACTACCTCCATACGTATATACCTATCTACGATATGGTGTAACGTTTTTAGTAGTTTTGGATTTCATCCATTGTAACCATTCTTTGATGGCCTCAGTTGCTTGTTTTGGGCTGTTTTTTGACATATAATTTAGTTTTTATTCGTTAAATAGATCTTTACCATCGTAATCTGGGTGATTATTTTTCATGTGGTCAATACCACGTACCCAAAGTACTGAAATTATTGTTGCTAATATAATACTAACGACCATGTTGTTCGATAAGTGCTTTACGTGTTTGTTTACGAACTGCTGGGTGACGATAATCACCACGTTGATGAGGTGATACATTACGATCACGATAATGATGAGGTCTGGAAATATTCCTCATGGTTCTTGCTTGATGTTTTGTGTGGTAAGGTAATAATAATAATAATAATTTTTTCATAACTTTTATTTTTGGTTAATATAATAAAGTAAATTTGGGTAGCCAAATATACGTATATACTTTGTCGATGGTAAAGAAATTTTGGTTTTCCTTTGGTCGCGCACCTGTGAATTTTGTGCAAAATGGGTTAGTTGGAAATGTATGTGTGATATATGGGATAGGTGTGTTAGATATAAATATATACGCATCGGCATGAGCTTAACGTGTAAGATCTGTGAATTCATCATATTCGCTTTTTACGCGGCCCCACCGTTATATGGACATCAGCGCGCATGGTCTATATATAATTGCAGTACATATACGTACGCATATATACACGAATCTCTACTAACTTTTAATAGAGAACGTTGCATGCAAAAATCCATCAATCAAATCATATTCATTGTATTCCCAACCTAACGCTGCTGCTGCTTCAATCAATGCAATATGTTTTTCAATGTTTGCTTCGCTAATATTATTTAAGCGTAAGTTGCGTTTTAATTGTTCTAATCTTTCTTTATTCATATTTTTACGTTTTAATTTATTTAAATATAATATGAAATACAAAGTGAGCCTAATATTGGCTCACCTTATACTTCACTTAATCTAAATTTAATTATTTCGTAGCCGCTGCTTTACGTGCCGCTTGTTCAGCTAATCTAATTTGACGAGCACTGCCTTCAACTACTGGGCGTCCGCGTTTTAATTCAATACCACTTTTTACTTTGTCTTCTCTAGCTTTTAACACTTCTTGTCTTTTGCTTTCACTATTAACTGGTCGGCCTCGTTTACATGTACCATTCTTTCTTTTTTCTTCTAATTCGTTTAAACGTTGTTGTCTTGCTGAATTAGGATTTACTGGTCTGCCTAATTGTGTTGTTGTTGTGTTTGTTGTGTTTGTCATATTTTTATCTTTTTTATTTATTTAAATATAATGCAATTTATTTTGTGATACTAATTAATTAACTGATTTTTATTTATTTATTTTTAATTTATTTACTTAACTTACGTTTTAAATATAATGCGATTGATTATGTTATCCTATTTTATTCACTATCGTACCTTCGATTTCATAAACTAAATAATTATCGTAGAACATTTTGTTAACTCGTTCTTTAGTATACTCTTCTAATTCACATTCATAAATTTCTTCAATCAATTGTTCTAAATTATCAACAATGTAATTAAATGTAGGGTCGTTTAAATCGATAACTAAATACTGTTTTTTCATGTTTTACGTTTTAATTTATTTAAATATAATGCAATTTATTTTGTTGACCTAATCATTATATGTTTCAAAATCTTCAATTTCGTTTAATTGATCAATCATTGAATCTAAATCTTCATACATTTGATGTAAATCAATGTTGTGAGCTTTATCAATATTATCTACACATAAATTAGATGCTTTTTTCAATAAATCAATA